TATGGCCTCTACAGAGTCAGCTTCTACAACTATATGGCTCGCCAAGTTACGTAAATCCCGCATTTAAAATAAATAATATTACAACAGCTGTTCTTCCATATACTATGTGGATGGATAACATTCGGTTTGATAAGATTGCTATGCATAAGTCATGCGCAGATTCATTTGTGCGTGTTATGACATATCTATGGGAAGCAAACGATAAAGATTATGATAAGATTAAAGCACAACAGCTACATGTATTCTCTGGTTGCTGGAATATCCGCACGAAACGTGGCGGTTCAACTGCATCTGTTCACTCATGGGCGCTTGCTGTAGATATTGCTGCTCCTTGGAATATGCTAGGCAAGAAGCCAGGATATAATAAGTATTCATTCACCAGCGAATCTCTTATTGTTAAGGCGTTTAGAGAAGAAGGTTGGACTTGGGGCGGCGAATGGTCAAGACCAGATGGGATGCATTTCCAGGCTGCTCGTGTAAGTTAAAATTGACTTATTATAGAAAATAATATATAATGTATATGCGGTAAATATTAGAAAGGTAGTATTATGGATTGGAGAAAAATTACTCCTTGGTTGCTGTTCGCTTTTACGGCGATTTTTCTATATTCATTATGGGCTGAAACTTCCCATAAAACATACTCTAGAGAAATCGGATTCAGTGAACTTATTACCCAAATAGACGAAAACAGAGTTCATGATTTGACTATTTCCGGTAATCAAGTTTCTGGTCATTTTGTAGATAACAGAACTTTCGATACTTATGTTCCATCGATTGGTAGTTTTATGGAACAGTTGAAGAACAATAAGAAAATTCAAGTTTCTGCTAAACCACCAGAAGAAACAGGTATCCTTACAAATATCTTTATTAATTTGCTACCTGTGTTAGTTTTCTTTGGTCTTTGGATTTGGATCTCTCGTAGGACTAGCGGCGGTATCGGTCGTGGTCCTATGACTATGGGCAAGTCCAAAGCAAAGATGCTTTCAGAAGAAGAAATTAATGTTAAGTTTGATGATGTTGCTGGTGTTGATGAAGCAAAAGAAGATCTAGAAGAAGTTGTAGAATTTCTGGCAGCACCACATAAGTTTCAAGCAGTTGGTGGTAAAATTCCCAAGGGAGTTTTGCTTGTTGGTCCTCCAGGAACTGGTAAGACGCTTCTAGCGAAGGCAGTTGCTGGTGAAGCAGGAGTTCCATTCTTTCATCTATCAGGTTCTGACTTTGTTGAAATGTTTGTCGGTGTCGGTGCTTCCCGTGTCCGAGATATGTTTGAACAAGCCAAGAAGAATGCTCCTTGTATTATCTTCATTGACGAAATTGATGCTGTTGGGCGTAATCGTAATGCTGGAATCAGTGGCGGTAACGATGAACGTGAACAAACTCTAAACGCTCTACTTGTAGAAATGGATGGTTTCAATGACAACGAAGGTATCATCATTATCGCTGCGACAAATCGTGTGGATGTGCTTGATCCTGCCTTGCTTCGTCCTGGCCGTTTTGATCGACAGGTTACTGTTAGCAATCCAGATATTATTGGGCGAGAGAAGATTCTAAAGGTTCATAGTAGAGCAGTTCCACTTGGAGCAGATGTTGATCTTAGAACTGTTGCTAAGGGAACGCCTGGTTTCTCTGGTGCTGATCTTGCAAATCTAGTCAACGAAGCAGCATTGCTTGCCGCTCGTCGTTCTAAGAGAATTGTTACAGCAAAAGAATTTGATGATGCTCGTGACAAGATTCTTATGGGTGCAGAACGTAGATCTCTTCTAATGTCAGAAGAAGAAAAGAAAATGACTGCTTATCATGAAGGTGGACATGCTCTTGTTTCTCTGAACATGGAAGGTTCTGTTCCTATTCACAAGGCAACTATTATTCCTCGTGGACGTGCGTTGGGTATGGTTCAGTCTCTACCAGAGCGTGATCAGATTTCTCAGTCTTACAAAGAAATGCTTGCTTATCTTGCAATGGCAATGGGTGGGCGTGCTGCTGAGGAATTAGTGTTTGGACCAGATAATGTTACATCTGGAGCAGCTGCTGATATTCAACAGGCATCAAAGATCGCACGTGCTATGGTTACACAATATGGGTTTTCACCACTAGGTAATGTAGCATATACTGATCCTAATTCAGATGTGTTTCATGGACCAAAGGTTGCAGAAGAAACTCAGCGACTTATTGATCTTGAGGTAAAGAAAATTGTTGATAATGCATATGCTACTGCTAAGGGTATTCTAACTAAAAAGAGAAAACAGTTAGATACTCTTGCTAAAGGTTTGCTTGAATATGAAACTCTATCAGGTCAGGAAATTATGGATCTTTTGGAGGGCAAAATACCAGTAAGGGATTGACTTTAAAGTCAATCCCAACTATACTATATGATCGCATCTGTGGGGCAATTATGTCCGGATGGCACAATTTGGAGGATGAATGGCAACATTTTATACGAACGTATTTCAACGTGGAAACTATATTTACGTAAGAGGGTATGATAAAGGTCTTAGATATACTGACAAGGTTTCTTATCATCCCTATCTTTTTATTCCCAAGTCTGGTGGAAAATATAAAACTCTAGAAAACAAACCTGTTGAGAAACTAGAGTTTGATTCTGTTTATGAAGCAAAAGATTTTATCAGTCGTTACCAAGATGTCTCAAATATGGATATCTATGGTTTGACAACATGGCCATATCTTTATATCTTTGATACATTTAAAGGCGATATTGATTATGATCCTAAGAAAATTACTATTGCGACAATAGATATTGAGTGTGCTGCTGATGAAGGGTTTCCAGACATTCAAAGAGCTGATAAGCCACTTACGGCGATTACTATTCGCTGTCGTAGTCGTAACTACGTTTTTGGTTGTGGCGAATTTAACAGCACCGACGATAACACCTTCTATATTCAGTGCAAAGACGAATACGAGCTTGTCCAACAGTTTCTCGACAGGTGGAATAAATTAGACATTGATATTGTTACTGGATGGAACATTGAGTTCTTCGATATTCCATATATTGTTAATAGGATCAAAGTATTATTTAATGAAACTGAAGCTAAAAAACTATCTCCATGGCGTATTCTTGACGAGAAGATAGTTGAGTTTCGTGGTAAAGAAAACCAGAGTTATACACCAGCTGGTATTTCGGTTCTAGATTATTACCAGCTATATCGTAAGTTTACATTTGGTAACCAACCTTCATACAAACTAGATTATATCTGCCAGATAGAACTGGGCGAGAAGAAAATAGATTACTCTGAGTATGGTAATCTATTAGAGTTATACAAAAAAGATTATCAAAAGTTTATTGAGTATAATATTCACGATACTGTTCTAGTTGATCGTCTTGATGACAAGATGAAGTTTCTAGAGCAGGTTATGGCTATGTCATACGACGCCAAAGTTAATTATAACGATGTTATGACAACTGTTCGTCCATGGGATATTATTATCCATAATTATTTGCTTGAACAGAATATTGTTATTCCTTTCATGACAAAGCAGAAGATGACTGATTCTCTTGTCGGAGGATTTGTCAAAGAACCTAAGATTGGTTTGAGTAAGTGGGTTGTGTCGTTCGATCTTACATCTCTTTATCCAAGTCTTATTCAACAATATAATATTAGTCCAGAAAAAGTTATTTCTAAAGAAAATATGAGAAAAATGATACAAAATGAGAAAAATCGTAGAGGTTTGACCTAAGAATTAATTCTAACGTTTCTAGAGCTATAAAGTGGAGAAATGAATGTTTTCTGAATTGACTGATTATGAATTATTAACATTGGAAAAGATGTTAGATAATAAAGATGTTGATAATATCATAGATAATTTTGATAAAATTCCCAACATAAAAAATTATTGTTTAACAGCTAATGGTTGTCTTTATAATAAAGAAGAACAAAGTTTCATGGCTGCTCTTATGGAAAAGATATTTAACGACAGAGCAAAATATAAGAAACTGATGTTAGAAGCGAAACAACGTTACGAAAAGAATCCTAACTCCGAAGATGAAAAATTGGTCGCTCGTTATCACAATTATCAAATGGCTAAAAAAATCCAACTCAATAGTCTTTACGGAGCTCTTGCTAATTCATATTTCAGATGGTTCAATTTTGATCTAGCAGAATCTATTACTCTTTCTGGTCAGCTTTCTACGAAATTTATTGATAAAAAAATTAACGAATACATGAACAAGCTGTTAAAAACAGATGCTGATTATGTGATAGCATCTGATACAGATTCCATTTATGTTGAGATGGATCAACTTGTTAAACATCTTGGGGCTGATGATGATTTAACAATCGTAAAAGCGTTAGATAAATTCTGCGAACAAAAGATTCAGCCATATATAGATAAATGTTACGAAGAACTTGCTGTATATATGAATGCGTATCAGCAAAAAATGAAAATGAAGAGGGAAACAATTGCGAACAAAGGTATCTGGAAAGCTAAGAAGATGTATATTCTCAATGCTTGGAACGTTGAGGGTGTTCAATATTCTGAACCTAAACTAAAGATGCAGGGCATTGAAGCTGTTCGTTCTTCAACTCCAGTAGTTTGTCGAGATAATATTGTTAAAGCGTTAGGTATTATTATGAATGGTACGGAATTAGAATTGCATAAGTTTATTTCTAATTTCCGTGAAGAGTTTATGACTCTACCATTTGAACAGGTAGCCTTTCCTCGTGGCGTTAAAGGTATGGAGAAGTATCATAGAAAGAAAGATATCTATGCTTCTGGTACTCCTATTCATGTAAAAGGCGCATTGTTGTTCAATAGATTTATTGCTAACAACACTATTCATAATGTAGCACAAATTTCTGATGGTGATAAGATTAAGTTTGCTTATTTGAAAACTCCTAATCCTATGCATGACACTGTCATTGCTGCACCTGATGAATTACCAGATGAACTGAATTTTCTTGATAAGTATATTGACAGGGAAACACAATTTCAAAAATCATTTTTGGATCCGTTGATATCAATAACTTCAGTTATTGGATGGAACACAGAACCAAAAGCAACTCTAGAGGAATTTTTCGCATGAATGAAGAAGAATGGGATTTCGGTTTTACTTCCGAAGACGAATTAAAAGTAGAAGTTTCTACAAAAGTAAATGACAAGGCAACAGCTATTAGAGATATGATTATGCCTTTGCTTAATAACTTGAAAAAGAACCCAGATAAGGATATAATAAAGTGGGAAGGCAAACAACGTATCAAACAGATTGATGCTTTCATTAAGAAGATGAATAGTTTAGTAGAAGGATAAATTTATGTCATTGAAAGAACGGTTGATTAAAAATTCAACGATTGAACTTACATCAACATTAACAGATAGTAAGGTTTATACCAAGAAGGATATGATTCAGACTCCAGTACCAATGATTAACGTGGCATTGTCTGGTTCTGTTGATGGTGGTATTACTCCTGGACTTACAATGCTAGCAGGTCCATCAAAGCATTTCAAAACTGGATTTGCTTTGCTGCTAGCATCGTCTTTTCTTAAGAAATATCCTGATGGCGTAATTCTGTTTTATGATTCAGAGTTTGGAACACCGCAGTCATACTTTAATAAGTTTAATATTCCGCTTGACTCTGTTGTTCATACGCCAATCACTGACGTTGAAGAATTGAAGTTTGATATTATGAAGCAGTTGAAGGAACTACAGAGAGACGATCAGGTTCTAATTATTGTAGACTCTATCGGTAATCTAGCATCTAAGAAAGAAGTTGAAGATGCTATGAATGAGAAGTCAGTTGCTGATATGTCTCGTGCAAAACAGTTGAAGTCTCTATTCCGTATGATTACTCCACATCTTACACTAAAGGATATTCCTTTGGTTGCTGTTAATCATACGTATATGGAAATCGGTATGTTCCCCAAGGCAGTGGTTGGTGGTGGAACTGGCGCTTATTATGGTGCTGATAATATTTGGATTCTAGGCAGACAGCAGGAGAAAGATGGAACAGAAATCTCTGGTTACCACTTTGTTATCAATGTGGAAAAATCTCGTTACGTACGTGAAAAATCTAAAATCCCAATTACTGTTAATTATGAGGGCGGCATTAATCGTTGGAGTGGTCTTCTTGACGTTGCCATTGATGGAGGCTATATCGTTAAGCCAAAAGTGGGATGGTATGCCGTTGTGGATCGCAAGACTGGTGAAGTGTCTGGAAAGAACTATCGAGCAAATGAAATTGTGGACAATAAAGACTTTTGGGTAACAATATTCAAAGAGACTGATTTCGCTGCGTATGTCAAACGCAAGTATTCGCTTGACACTGAAGGCTCTTTAGTTTATAATGATGATGAAACGGAGGCTGAATGAACATAGAAAGAACAATCCTATCTAATTTGTTATTCAATGATGAGTATGGCCGAAAGGTCATACCATTTCTTAAGAGCGAGTATTTCCAAGATTATTCAGAGAGGGTTGTTTTTGATTTAGTTGACGATTATGTAAAGAAGTATAATGACTTTCCTAGCGTAGAGGCTCTTGCAATTGATCTTTCTAACAAAGATGGATTGAATGAAGAAACTTTTAAGATCAGTAGGGAAGTCATTACTACCTTACAGTCCACAGATTCTAAACTTGATTGGTTACTTGATCAGACTGAAAGATTTTGTCAGGATAAAGCAATTTATCTTGGCTTGATGAAGTCTATTAAAATATTGGATGAAAAGAATGGTTCGATATCTAAAGGTTCTATCCCTCAAATTCTCACAGATGCATTGGCTGTTTCTTTTGACACTCACATCGGCCATGACTTTATTGATGATGCCGATGAACGCTATGAGTTCTACCATCGAAAAGAAAAGAGAGTGCCGTTTGATCTCGACTACTTTAATACAATCACAAACGGTGGTTTACCCAACAAGACCCTCAACATTGCCTTGGCCGGAACCGGAGTTGGCAAAAGTCTATTCATGTGTCACTGTGCAGCCGCCAATCTCACAAGAGGCAATAACGTCTTATACATCACACTGGAAATGGCAGAAGAACGTATTGCCGAAAGAATAGATGCGAACTTACTAGATATTGCTGTTGATGAACTTGAGATGATACCAAAACAATCTTATGATACTAAGATTGAAAAGTTGAAGTCGAAGATAACGGGCAAACTTATTATCAAAGAATATCCTACAGCCTGTGCAGGATCAGCGAACTTCCGTCATCTACTTAATGAACTGAAAATTAAAAAGAATTTTATTCCTGATATCATCTACATCGATTATCTAAATATTTGTCTATCATCAAGGATTAAACATGGATCCAACGTCAATTCCTACACGCTCGTCAAAGCAATCGCCGAAGAACTCAGAGGACTTGCAGTTGAACACAATGTCCCAATCGTCTCCGCAACGCAAACCACTCGCTCTGGATATTCTAACAGCGATGTGGGACTGGAGGACACATCAGAATCTTTTGGTTTGCCAGCAACTGCCGATTTTATGTTTGCTCTTATCTCTTCAGAAGAACTTGAATCGTTAAATCAAATTATGGTTAAACAGTTGAAGAATAGATATTCTGATCCTGGTTCTAACCGTAGGTTCATTGTTGGCATTGATCGTAGTAAGATGCGTCTATATGACGTAGATCAATCTGCACAAGAAGGATTGGTTGATGATCGCCCAGTGATGGATAAGGGAAAGTTCATGGAGGAAGAAAATGAACGACACAAACCAAGAGGTAGATTTGATAGAAGCAAATTTGACGGATTCAAGTGATAAAGAGTTTAGATTGTCTATGGCAGATGAAATCTGGTTGAAAGTAAAAGGTATTCCTATTCCTGACTGTTATTCAGAGGAAGATCGTCTAGGTATATTCGAGCGTTATTATCATCGTGCAGTAGCAATGTCACAAGGAGAATAATATGATCGTATGTTCTTGTAATTATATTGATACTGTTGACATAAAGGCAGTTCTAAACTATGGAACAGAACCTAATGTGGAACATGTTCTCAATATGCTTGCTTGGACGCCTGAATGTTCCTATTGTAAAGAACTAATCACTGGTGAAATTCGTAAATGTATCAAGGAGATGAATGATGGTTGATTATAAGGTTGTGAAAGATAATTTTGGATATAATGTTGTAGAGAATAAGACCGATCAGATCATCAAAGTGTTTGAGCAACAGGCAGATGCTAAGAAACTGATGAAACATTTGAACCTTGGTGGAGGATTTGCAGGATTTACACCAAATTTTTTTACAAAAAAGGTCAGTTCGCCTTAATTTAAACCTAAATAATAATAGCAAAAATATGTAGTCCACAATTGTGGAAGCGGCACGAGCCTAATTAAGAAAGGGCAACGGAAAAGTCGGGAGTAAATGGTGGGGTTCCACCCGACACATATTGCGCTAGAAGAAATTCGGGGGAGCAGCAATGCTCCCCTTTTTTGTTTTTTATAAATACAAAAAATCTTTATAAAATCTAACTAAGAGAATGTGCATGCTAGGTTTTCAAAATTATATCACAGAATCTACATCAGAACCAGAAGGTGGTTCAAAATCCAATGAAATCATGGGTCGTGTATATGAAAGAGCAACAGCTCTTGGAGTCCATGAAAGAACTGGTTCTAAAAATAATAAAAACCCTGAACATGTTGCTCGCATACAAAAAATGAGAGCAGATCAGGAAGCTGATATGAAAAAACTTCCAGATCATATTTTAAAATCTGCCTTAGAATCTGCTAAAAATTCTACAGACGCATACCTTAATAGCCTTCAGAAAAATCATGGTACAGATCTTAATAAGATTAGTGAAGTACATCATACTTCAAAAGGTATTAGTCATTTATTAGGTCGTGATGTTGCGCAGAGAGATAACCCTCATGACATTGTCGTTAGAGTTGGGCAAGGCAAAAATTCAAAATTACATGGCGCATCTTTAAAGAAAACACAAGGAACTTTAAGTAATAACCTCTTAAATCCTTTTTCTTCTCATGGTAAAACTACAGGTATAGGGCATAATGTTGCTAATATGTGGCGCAATGGTATGGCTGAAGTTGGTTTAGAAAATGCCACCGGCGCAGAAATCAAAGCGAAAAGAAAAGATAAAGAAGTTGTTGATTCTTATAAAAACACCCAGAAGAATGTAATTGCTCATCATGTTGACACTTTCAATGGAGCCTCATTAGAACAACAGAAAAACCATTTAAGATATCTTATGAAATTAGATTATGATAAAGAAATACCTTATGACTATGTGAATGGAGAAAAGAAAAAAGCAGTTCCTATTGAAGATATGGAACATACTAAAGCATTGAATAACGCTTCTTCATTAAACGCTGTACCAAGAGGAACATTATTACACATATACGATCAAGATGGAAGGCATTTGTTGTCTGTTGAACACAGAGCAACCCATGGCGTTTATAAATCTATACAAGCTAATGCAAAATTAGGAACGCTTAATCCTCCAAAAGGCGCACCAGCTCTGAAGAAAGATAATGTTCTTGCTGACCCAGAAGCAGCTAAATCAGCTTCTGTTGTTCCTGTTGAAAAAGCAATAGGTAAAAGAGTCCAGAGAGAAAGAACGCCAATGCAATCAGTTGCGCCACAGACTGGACCTTCTCCAATACAAACTATGCCAAGACCTGGTTTGAGTTATAGAGAACATACTGATGGAACTCACGGAGGAATGGTATTTTGAAAATAGATTTTAAAACATTCTTAACGGAACAAGAAGCAACAGGTAAGGTTTTAAAACATCTTACACACGTTGAAGATATGTCTATTCATGGAGGCCATGAAGGTGTGGCAACTGCCGACGAACATCTTCGTGGTATGCATGATATGTTACTTGGAAAAAGCAACAAACTACACGCATCAACAAAATATGATGGTGCACCTTCAGTTGTGTTTGGTAGACATCCACAGACAGGAAAGTTTTTCGTAGCAACTAAATCAGCTTTCAATAAAACACCAAAGATTAATTATTCTGACGAAGATATTGAAAATAATCATGGTCATGCTCCAGGTCTTGTTAATAAACTAAAATATGCATTACAACATTTACCAGGTATAATGCCAAGACAAGGAGGAGTATACCAGGGAGATTTGATGCATACTGAAGGTGATGCTGTTGATAAAAAAGGTATGACTTCTGTTACTCCTAATACTTTAACATATTCTGCTCCTAGTGATTCTACGGAAGGCAGAAATATGAAAAAGAAAATTGGTATTGTTGTGCATACAAAATATGGTCATACAGCTAATGGTGGTCGAGGCGGTTTAGAATCTATGGTTGCTGGACCATTACAAACAAAAGATCGTGCTAAGTTTAGAGAACATCCAGATGTTAACAACATAGATCCAACAATTCATGTTGACCCTTCTAATTACACAACACAAGAACAACAAGCATTCATTAACCATATGGATAAAGCAAAAAGAATATATGGTTCTATGAAACCGGAATCTGAAGAAGCGTTATCAGGTCATGGTGTTGGTTTAGAAACTCATATTAACAATATGATTAGACAGGGCGGAGCACCATCAGTTGAAGGTTATATAAAAGATTTAACTAATAGAACTAATAAAGAAGTTGAAAAAGTTAAAACTCCTGCAGCTAAAGACAAAAAATTACAAAGTCATGCAGCGGTAATGCAACATATAACTAATAATAAAGATCATTTCCAAAAAGCTCTTGAACTTCACAACCATTTACAAAATGCTAAAAACGTCTTAGTAAACGTATTAGCTAAAAACAGCCCATATAAACACGATGTTGGTGGTGAACCAACTGGTCCAGAAGGTACAGTTGTTGTTGATAAAGCTGGTAATGCAACAAAGATGAATAATCGTCAAGAATTTAATAGATTGAACTTCCTACGTGGAGCTTTCCAAAAGCAAGCAATACAGGCAGAAACAAATGAATAAGTTTTTAGATTTTGTAACAGAAGCAGTTATTAAAGGCAAAACTCATGTAATGACATTTATGAGAGCCAATCCACCTACTATTGGTCATGAACGTGTTGTAAATCAAGTTAAACAACTCGCAACTGATCTTGGCGGCGACCACACAGTTGTATTGTCTCATAGTCATGATGGACAAAAGAATCCTTTAACAGCCGATCAAAAACTTAGACATGCTAAAAGAGCTTTTCCAAATACAAATGTAATAACTTCCAGTCCTACTTCTCCAAGTTTTCTTCATATTGCATCTGATCTTCATAAGAAAGGCGTAAAAAATTTACATGTTGTAGTCGGCCAGGATAGAGTTGATGAATTTAATAATATACTCCATAAGTATAATGGTCAAGAAGGCAGGCATGGTTTCTTTAATTTCGATAACATTCAAATTCATTCTGCTGGCGATAGAGATCCAGACGCTGAAGGTATTGAAGGTGTCTCAGGAACAAGCCAAAGAAAACACGCATTAACGGGAAACAGAGATTCGTTTCACTTGGGCGCACCTTCTGTTATGGCACCAGAGCATAAAGACGAATTAATGAATGATATCGTTCAAGGCACAGTGGCTCCTGCACCAAAACCAAAGAAATTAAAAGAAGAAACAACTTCTGCTGGTGATTCTGTTCGTGGGTTTGGAGACGTTTCTGGCAATCCAGCTGTTGATGAAGATCCTTTGCAACAATATATAACAACAAATGAATTAGCAAAAGATAAACAAAATGGTGCTCTATTAAAACTGATGAAACAATCTCAGTATAATTTAGTTGGGTTTAAAGAGTTTACTCCTAATTCTAGAAATGTAAATATAGAATATTTTGAAGACGACGATAATCATAATCCTTTATTGAGAGATAAGATTAGAAATAGAAACAAAATAAACAACGTAACTAAAGGTTAATGAATAATGGCACAGTTTCGTAAAGATACCCATCAATATCTAGCAGATGGTAAAACAATATTTGAAGTTGTTATGCTTTCCACTCAAGATGGAAACACGGTAAATTCAACCAATCCTTTACCAGTTACTCTTGGTAATGCAACAATTGAAATTACAGGCAGTAACGTAAATGTTACTATACCAAATACGGTTGTAGTAAACTCCACTCCAGAAAATCCAGTTCATGTTCATCTTACAGAAATTGGAAACAGCGGACTTCTAAATGTTTCTTATATGCCAATTGGCGGTAAT